TACGGCACAAAGCCGAGCCGAGGTAGAGGAACTCAAGCGCCAACGTGACGACGCCCGCTTGTCCATTGAGGAACGAATCGAGGCAGCGGAGAAGGCGGCAGCCATTGACAAGCAAATCGCCGACGAGAATGTCCGCATCGCAGAGCAACGTGCCGAGCTGCTGCGTCGTGAGATTGAGTTGCAAGGCGCCACGGATGAAAGGTTGCAAGCCGTGGCGGACGCCGAGATTGCAGCGGCGGACGCACGGACCGCAAGTTTGACCCTGCAAACCGAACTCCAAAACTCCCTCTTTGCACTCAATGCGGAAGCCGAAGCCCAAAGACAGGCCGAGGAAGACGCAGAGATTGAACGCCAACAAGCCGAACTCGAACGAAGAAAGGAGCTGGCCGAAGCACTGGCCACCGAAAAGGAGTTGGAACTGATCAAACTCCGGGAGGACTACGAGGCGAAGTTGGCCCTCGCTCGTGAGTTCGGCGAAGGTGAAGAGCAACTCACGCAAGAGTTCGAAGAGAAGAAAGCGGAGATTGAGGAGAAGTACGCCGAGGAGAGGGTCGAGCGTGAGAAGGTGTCCGCCCAAGAGGTAGTCGGTGCTTTCCAAAACGCCTTCAACGCCATCCAAGCCCTACAAGCCGCGTTTGGCACGCAGAACGAAAAACAGACCCGCCGAAACTTCAAGATTCAAAAGGCACTGTCTTTGGCTCAAACGACCATCTCAAGTGTGGAGGCCGTACAAAACGCCTTCAAGACTGCCCAGAGTTCACCAATTACCGGTTTCTTTCCGGGTTATCCGTTTGTACAAGCGGGCATTGCGGCAGCATTTGGTGCGGCTCAAATTGCCACCATCGCCAAAAGCAAATACCAAGGGGGCACCACCACACCACCACCGCCACCAAGCGGAGGGGGCGGAGGCGGAGCACCTGCCGGAGGAGGCCAAACACAGGCACCACAACTTGACCTCGGATTCTTGGGCGAAGGCGCAGGACAAGAGGGCCCGATACAAGCGTATGTCGTCTCCGAGAACGTCAGCAACGCCCAACAAGCAAACCAGAAAATCCAAGAACAAGCATCCCTATGAGAATTGTTGAACTCATCATCGACGAAGACGCGGAGTTGTATGGCATTGACGCCATTTCCCTCGTCGACCGTCCCGCCATCGAACTCGACTTTATCGCCCTCAAAGAGGCGCGGGTCGACTTTGCCGAAGCCGACACCGACAAGCGTATCTTGGTTGGCCCGGCCCTCGTGCCTGACAAACCCATATACCGGAAGAACGGCGACGACGAGTTCTACGTCTACTTCTCCAAGAACACCGTCCGCAAGGCAGCCGAACTCTACCTCAAGCACGGCAACCAAACCAACCACACCCTCGAACACGAACACACAATCAACGGCCTCACCGTTGTCGAGTCGTGGATGGTCGAGGACAAAGACAAGGACAAGAGCCGCGTGTATGGTCTGGACGTTCCGGTTGGGACGTGGATGGTTGCCGTCAAAGTTGACAACGAGGCCATCTGGCAAGAGTGGGTAAAAGAGGGCAAGGTCAAAGGTTTCTCCATTGAGGGCTACTTCGTGGACAAGATGAAGAAGAACGCCGAAGATGAGATGCTGGCCGAGCTTGCAAGGGCCATCGTAAAGGGTGACGGGCGCACCAAGTCAGGTACTCGGGTTGTTATGGAGTCCTTCACAGACTACCCGGAGTCAGTTAAAAACAACGCAAAGCGCGGCATTGAACTGAACGAGAAGCACGGGAACAAGTGTGCCACCCAAACGGGCAAGGTCCGGGCGCAGCAACTGGCCAACGGCGAGCCCGTGTCTTTGGAGACCGTGAAGCGTATGGCCTCCTACCTCGCCCGGGCGGAGGAATACTACGACGAGGGCGACACGTCCGCGTGTGGGACTATCTCTTACCTCTTGTGGGGTGGCAAGGCCGCCCGACGTTGGGCCGAGTCCAAGCTGAACGAAGAGCTTCTTAAGGCCATCGAGAAAGAATTTTCCACCAAACCTGAGGAATGAGGGTTTGAAAAACTTATATCAAAAAAGGACCTCCATGACTATTTCCGAACGAGTGCAAGAAGTGTTTCAGCGTTTCAACGTCAACCTCACGGTGACGGAGGAGCCACGTACCGAACTTGCCGAAGCCGTACTCGAAAACGGCACCGTCATCTATACTGACGCAGACGACTTCTCCGAAGGTGCAGAAGCGTACATCATCAACGACGAGGGCGAGCGCATCCCCCTCCCACAAGGTGACTACACTTTGCAAGACGGAAGCGTTCTCAAGATCGCCGACGGCGGCAAGGTAGCCGGAGTCGAAGGCAAAGGCAAAGAAGGTCGTGAAGGCAAGGTTGGTCCTGACGGCAAAGCCGACGGCAACGCGCCCAAGACCAAGGAAAACGCCCCAGCAAACGAAGCCCCAGCAAAGGACGGAGGCGACACACCACCGGCCAAAAAGCCCGCTCCAAAAAAGCCCGCTCCCGGAAAAAAGTTGTCCGAGCAAGACGAAGAGATGGAAGAAGTGACCATCAACTACGTCACCCGCGAAGAGGTCGAGGCATTGATTGCCGAGGCCATTGCTGCCATGATGCCCGCTGAGGAACCAGCCGAAGAGGTCGTGGAAGAAGAAGTCGAAGCAAAGGACAAGGACAAAGAAGAGATGTCCTCACAAGAGCCCGAAGTTGCCGAAGCAACCGAAGAACCACAAGACGACTCCGTAGCGGTCGAACTCGCATCCGTTAAGGCGGAACTCGAAGAAATGAAGAAGCAAGCCGCCGATGGTGGTTTGAAGCACGCGGCACCAACGGCCAACGTGGAGCCCGTCAACCTCAAGAATCTATCAACCTCGGAGCGCGTCTCTGCCCTCCTCAATCAATTTTCCTAAAACATGGCTAACGCATCAGTTGCCGTCGGAACCTACGCAGGAGTAGCAGCGCGTCCATACGTGTCTGCCGCTATCCTCGCAGCCGACACCATCGCTAACGGTTACGTCTCAGTAATCGAAAACGTTCACTCAAAAGCAGTTCTCCGGAAGTTCTCCGGTGCGGCTATCCAAGCCAACGACGACTGCGCTTTCTCAACCCCTGACTCTGGTCAGTTGACCGTCGGTGAAGCCGTCCTCGAAGCGGCTGCTCTCAAAGTCAACGAGCAGGTCTGCAACGCCGACCTCCGCGCTACGTGGGAGTCTGCCTTGATCCGTTCACAGAACGACGGAGCACCTGCCGACTTCACAACCTTTACTGCTCAATACGTCGCCGCTAAGGTTGCCGAGTCAGTAGAGCGTAACTTGTGGCACGGAAACTTTAACCACACCGACGGCACTAGCGTTGGTGCAACGTACACCTCTTTCGACGGCATCTGTCGCCACTTGGTGGACGGCTACAACGCCGGCACCATGCAGCAGTTGACAGGCGCAACGGATGCCTCAAACATCCTTGCTCGCTTGGCTGCGTTGACGGCTGAAGCCCCCACGACAATCGCAGGCGACCCGAACACTAAGTTGTTCATGTCTCGCGCCTCTGCACAACTCTACTATCAAGCCCTCGCCGCTACTTACAGCCTGCCGTTCTTGAACGACGGGTTGGCTACGCGCTACGCTGGCTACGAAATTATCACGCCCGCAGGTATGGCGAATGACGCTTTCTTGTTGGCTCGTGCGGACAACTTGTACTTCGGAACGAACCTCCTCACCGACCACATCCAGGCCTCTATCTTGGATTTGACTGGTGTCACAGGTGACGACGTGACCCGCGTGATCATGCAGTTCAGCGCAGGTACACAGGTTGTTGATGCTCCTTCTGCTGGTTTCGCTTACCGCACTAGCTAATAATTAACCGAGACAACGGGGGGCCTTCGGGCTCCCCTGCCTCTCCCTAAACCTTTACAACATGGCTTGTACACTTACTTTGGCCGGACGCGGTGTAGGGTGTAAGGACGCCCTCGGTGGAATCAAGCGTATCTACGTCGCAGAATGGATTGACGGCATTTGGGAAGACATCGCTTCAGGTGAAGTTGTTGGCGCTACCGAAGCCATTACCTTCTACACCTACGACATGACGCGCGGTTCCGGTTCCTTGAACCAAACCATCACATCCGACCTCGCTGCAGGTACGGTCTTCTTCGACCAAGTTTGCTCGGTGACTTTCAACAAAGCTGCCGCCTCCGACATCACGGAAATCTCCAACCTCGTCAAAGGCCGTATGGCCGTCTTGGTTGAGGACAACAACGGCAACTGGTTTGTCATGGGACACCAAAACGGCGTGGAAGTTTCAGGCGGAACGGCCCAAACGGGTACCGCTGCCGGAGACCAAAACGGATTCACTTTGGAGTTCAGCGCACAAGACGTGGCACCCGCCCCGTTCTTGGCTTTGACTTCTGGCGCACCGACTGACGCGGACATCACGATCACGGCTGCACCGTAAGACTGCGAAAATACCGGGCCACCTTATGGCCGTTATTGTTACAAGGAGGGGGAGGGCGTTGGCCTTCCCCTTTTTTATTTTGACCTATGATTCACCTCGTCCCAAATTCAAACTCGAACCTCGTCTACACGACGCCGTTTGAGTCGCGCAAGTTTCTCGATGCGTTCACGGACTACCTTTTGGTCTTAAGCAATCAGGCCACCGAAGAGCAATTTGCTTGCATCTTCAACGTCCAATTCGATAATGAGAGATATACCCAAGCGGACTTGCCAACAAACAACGACGACCCGGTAAATGGTGAATTACTCATTACCGAATCGGGTCTCTATACCTACACCATTTATGGTCAAAACTCCGACAGCAACCTCGACCCTGCCGACGCGGTAGTGGTGGGCGTGTGTGAGGTGGGCTCGTGCAAGGTTAGCGACGAGGCCGCGTGGACCATCCCTAACGTCACAATCCCCGACAACGTCATATATTACGAATGACATGGAATTACTGAAGCTGCAAGAATACCAAGAGCGGTCGTATGCCGAGAAGCCCTCGAATCAGGGGTTCGTAAACTACGGCGACGACAACCTCTTTCCCCAATATCTCATCGACCTATATAAGTCCAGTGCGACGCACAACGCCTTGTGTACGTCCATTGCCTACATGATCTTCGGCGACGGCGTACAG